GTTCTAAGTAATGTTTAATAAGGGGGGCTCACGCCCTAGCTAAATTGTTTACGAGGTATGCTACCCCCGCGCCATCATTTTGTGGTAGGCGTCGGTCTGATTTGTTTTCGCAGCGGACTCGGATTTTCGCTGCTCAGCCGGCTCAAAAGCCTGGCTGAGGGGCCAACACGCTCACCACACACTCAGCAGCTGTGACAGTGGTCGCGGTCACCTCAACGTCCAACGTCGGGTTAAGCGCAGACACAGTGTAAGTGGCAAAGCACGCCGCAAGGGTTGCAGCGCCGTTGATGCAGTTGGTGTAAGGCCCAGATACCAGCGTCAAACCGACAAGTGTGTCGAAGTTCAACCCAGTGATGACAGTTCCGTTGAGACTGACAATCACCGAAATCTCCTGTCCTATGGCGACATTGGAGATGCTGAGTACCTTGGATGCAGCGCCAGCCAGGATAACAGATCCAGTTGGCTTTGGAACGCTGCCGAAGGGGGTCGCCGCCGCGAGAGCCCCTCCGCCCGCTTGCAGGGTGCCAGCAGCTTGAAAGCCACCGGCTGGGACATGGGGAGTGATGAGAGTCACATCATACTCAACCCAAAGCTTCCCCCAGTTGACAGCGGTTCCGTCAACTGTGCAAGCAAAGAGGGTGCCGCAATCATACGTTTTGATGTCCTGATTTGCGGCCAGCGCACCACTGCGCACGAACCTCTCCTTCATGTCTCCCATGAGCTCACTGGCCTTGAGGTGACAACAGATGTCCTTCCATGGTGCATCTTCCTCACAGTCTTCGTACGCAGACGCCGCCACCTCACTCAGAGGCTGGGCATCAGATGCGTCGTAGTCTGGCGCCAGCATCATTGAGCCTGGCACATTGGATCCAGTGCGGGTGAAGTAATCAAACTTGAGTGAGTTGAACTTGTACTTCTCCCATCCCGCGGCCTCATTCGACAGCCAGGGGAAGCTCGCAGCTAAACCCGGGTTCAGGGCCAGCGCTTGAGCCACGGTGAACGCGGCCGATCCAGTAATCGACGCGACCAACTCTCGGTGGATGATCCGGCATGAGTCCACACCGTTCCGAAAGATTTGCGCTTGTCCCGTGCGCTGTGCGGTGGCATAGGCGGCGGCAACGAATGCCTGCTCGCCAGCGCCTGCGGCAGCTCCTCCACGTCCTCGACGGGCGGCTCGCTTCCTGTTCTGGCGTGAGGTTTTCCTCTTCTTTTGCGCAGGTTGCGCACCAGGTGCAGGAGCAGAGCCGCCAGCATTGCGACGACGCTTACGACCAGAGCCGCTGCGTGCATTGTTGTTTGTGTTGTTCATCGTTTCAAATAAACCGTTTCGAATCTCAGATGGATTTTCGATAACGTCGGTGCGACCGAAACAGCAGGGCAGTGGTACGGTTTCCCGCTGCCCTAGTGCGTTGCTCCGTGCAACGCACAAAACGGCTCGTAAGAGCTCAACCCTTACGACGAGGGCCTGTCGCCTCCGACTTGCCCTTAGCGTCGTACTTTTCCTTTGCAATCAATGCACAGCCGCGGCAACGGAAAGGTTTCGCAGTCTCCAAGCGCTCTCGCTGCTTGAAGCCTATATCGCCGACTGAGATTGTTTTCTTGCAATCCTGACACTCGCCGCTCGTCGGCAGACAAGCGCGGCATCGAATAGGAAGACCAGCGTCCAACAACTTCCTTTGTGACTCCGAAAGAAGCGGGGCGAGGTATTGTTTGGCACAAATGTGGCACGTCCCGACAGGCACCAACGCGGACTCAACCTTCAACACGCCGGCCTTTCCAGCGTTATCTACGGCCTCTCTGAAGTCTGCGCGTTCATCGGGGGTGAGCTTTACGTCTACGGCCATAGGAAAGGCCTTCCCAGCGACGCTGCTCAGAACATCGGTAACCATGTCCTCCCGGGTAATGATCTCAACTGGGCGGAAGAATAATGGCGGACAAAGAAACAAAGACGGATCCAACAAGCACGCGTCGATGTGGTCCTGGACGAGGTCAAGCATAATGTCAGGGCTACGTTCCTGCCAAAAGGCCTCCATCCAACCGGAAACATTGTCATTTGGAAACTGATGGTCCCTGGCATGGTGAGCGAACCAGCCTGACAACGCGGGAATGAGCCTGAGAGGTCCTCTCTCATCAGGCTGTGGGCTCGGCGGCCCGTCGGGTTTTCCGTACACCGCCATGACGGCGGTCGCGTACTTCCCAATCAACGGGGTATTTGCATCCGAAAGCGACAGTCCATACATGCGCTGCACGAGTTTCTCAACTGCGGTAACGCCGGACCCAGGCAATCGCGGGGCCACATGGATCTTTGAACAAATGCGAGGGACATCGCATGTGGAAGAAGCATCGCCATTCCAGACGAACGGGCCATAGAAGCGCGATATGAAATTCACGCCCGGCTCACCGTATTTCTTCTGTTCCACTTCCAACTTGAGGCCCAATGCGGCCCCAGTACCCACCAAATGTTCGGTGGCAATGAACTTGCTCAAACTGTCGTCGCCCATATAAATACCGAGGCGCCTGCGGGCCTCCTCGGGGGTACGAAAGCCGCCGCAACTCGGTTCAGTGCGTGCGGCAACGTAGTCCTTTGCCATGTTGTACATCGTATTGCCAATAGTGGTATCCGCGAATCCCGATCCGCGGCCACAAAGCTGTTCATACGTGATGCCACCCAAGACGACAGGGCAGCAATGGCTGGCCTTAAGGCCCTTCTCCAGCTCGGCATGCGTGGAGGGATGAAAAACGCCGTAATACACGCTAGCTTCCCAAGCGCGCTCGACGGGACAGATCGTGCTATCCCACTTATCACCGTCGGCCATGGTAACGGCCGAATCGCTCTGACAAATCTCAGCCACTCGAGTGGCGATAGAAACCGGGGTCATACCGGGTGCGTACCAGCCCTCCCCATCCACGCCGAATTTCTCTACAAAAGCGCGGTGAAGGGCAATGTTGAAACGCGACCACAAGACCTTATGTGCCGGTTCGTCAGGCGAAATGATTCGCGGGGCAGCCACCTTCTGGGCAGGCTCTGCTTTCTCGAAGGCAAACACACGGTTCTCTGTGGAGGCCAACTCGGCGACAAGGCATCCGTCGTCGATTATGTGTTGCTGGGAGGGGCGAGGTTGATTCTCTCTAACCTCATCTTCGGAAACAGGAAACAAGGCGTGTCTGCCGATAGTTGCAATAATATGATCGCCAGCCTCTCTCAATGCCATCTCAACCATCGGAGCCAGCTCAGTCACCGAGCTAGCGAGGTTCTGGACTCGGACGCCGATTGCCACTTCCTTGTTCCCGCGAGTGTCTTGCGGTAGAAAGCAGGCAGGTCCAAAAGGCTGCATGTACGGTTCCAACAGGGTAGGTGCATCCTGCTCATACGTCGATACATGTTGGTAGCGAATAACGGACTCCTCGACAGCGTACACGGTCGCGGGTGCCTCAGGGGAGGCCTCACGGTGAAAACTCGTGAGCACGGAACACTCGACAGGCGGCAACTTCGTCAATGTCTGAGTGGTGGAAGCTTGGAGTGCATTCTTGGAAAGCCCAGCAGTCTCAGCTAGGGCATTATCCACCTCCACGCTAACGTCGGCAGCAAGGTAGCAACCAACGCGAGCGGTACTGACCTTGAGTGGCAACTCCTCACCCCCAAGAATGCGCAGCCTGATCCACCCGTCGACCACGGGACGCAAGCGCTGCAAAGGTCGGTCGATCCAGGGGTTCAGGTTGAACAGCGGGAACTCGTAGCGAGCAGCGGGCGTAAATAGAATCATCTGATGGTCAGCGTCGACGAATTTACGGTCGACATTAAATACAGTCTTATTAACGAAAAGACCGGAGCGTGAACGCGCACAAGCCGTAACCATGTCCACTCCCGTGTCCCACAGCTCTTGCTCATAGTGTGCACCCCCTTTCACGTCATAGATCAACACGTTGTTGTCATCGAAAGTGTAAGAGTACTCATCACGTATGGCGGCAGCTGAATTAGGGACTACAGTGTATAGCACGGTTGGCAACCCTTCCGATAGGACCAAGTTCAAGTCAACATAGTCGGAGGTATCCACAAACGCCAACATGTGGTGCGCGAGTGGGGCGAAAGGCTCTGGGGAACGATGTGCATCCTTACACCAGACAACAGTCTCACAGCCTTCCAGTCCTTTCCTATTGTCAGCCTTGGAACGCTGAACAAAGTACGCGACCGACCCGATTGACGACGCGAGAGACAAGATGGCATTGGTGACGGCGGCGCGGAGAGACGCCTGCACAGGATGGGAATGGTTGACTATCGCCTTCTTAGGACGAAGCGTAAGGTCATTAAACGCAGGTCTCACCACGTCAGGATGGACAGGTGTCGCAACCTTAAACGGATGGGTGAAACGGGTTGACCAATAATAGCCAATGGGGCTTCCCAGCCCCAAACAGCGCCAGACCAAAGAGTAGACCACAAAGGTCGATAACAAAATGGCGGCAAAAAGAGTGAAAACGACAGCGTAGGAAGCTACATCGCTCGTGAAAACGCACACGAACCTGGTTGGGTACGGGTATGTCAACGTTGCCCTGAGTTCATCAAGCACAGAGACGCTCGAATGAAAACTCGCTAGACAGCGAGGATGCCAGAACGGCAACTCCTCAGGCCAAAACAGACTGTACGTGCTGGAGTATCGCCCCCAAAACGATGCATGAACGGTATCAATGGCATCATGGAAGGATTGTTGCACGCCAGTAACGGCGTCGAGAACAGCAACTTGGGCGTTGCGTATCACGATAAGGATCGAGATGATTGAAAAGAGCATCTCTAGAAGCAAAAGTACCGACAATTGATC